GTGTGAAGCGGGGGAAAAGATGGAGATTATTTCAAAGTCTTACCTATCGCTATAACCTACAGTACCAACTATGGACACATTAAAACCTTATGCAGTAATACTTCAAGGTTCAGATAATGACAATGGAGAAGTTATTGGATTTAAAAGAACTATAGAAATATGGCTATATGAAAAGAAAACTACTTTTAAGAATCTAGATACATTATCTGAAAAGGTCATTAAAGCATTGCATATGCAAGTGATATCTGATTTAGAAGTAAATGAAACTTTCACATGTAAGTTTGAAGAAGCAATAGGACAAGATATTATAGATGAAGAATGGAACGCTATAGCTAGAGGATTAAAATTTACTGTAATAGCATTACATGAAGAGGATCAAGTCAATACGGATCCATGGCTTGATGCTTTAAGTGAGTACACTAAGAAGATTATAGATTATAAAGTGTATTTAAATACATGGAAAAAGGATTTTGAAGTTCCAAGTATTCTATGGAGAGTAAAAGATTCAAGTAAGGAAAGAGAAAGTAATGCTGTTATTAAAGAGAATAAAACTCTAATATGCCATATTGCTAGTAACAATAAAAATGAAATTAATAAATTGCTGGAAGACATAGAGAATAAACTTATTTCTGATTTGAAAATACCTTTAGATCTGGAAGATAGGCGTTATTTAACTATAGAAAGCATCAATGAGGATAGAGAAGCTGATATGTTATCTAAAGGTCAATTAACAGTCAAGTTTTTTAGAAGAAAGATGGTACAAATTAATGAAAAGCCTACTATCGATAAGATTCATAGTAGAGGTAATTTAAATAAGGAGTGATATTTGTGGATGATGTTGAAGCGAATGTTTCAGAGGTTGTTGATGAAAGCAATAATATAAACTCAGAATCATATGACGCTGCAGAAAATAATGAACAAAATCAATCTAAAAAAGAATCTGATAATAAGGAGGAAACTATAGTGGCGAGTCAAACGATAGTAACTGATGAACCAACACACTCAATACAAGAATTCATAGATAATAGTGAAGCACTTGGCTACAAGAAAGAAGTAGTTGCAGGTGCTTTATTTAGCTGCAAAAAATCTGAACTTACAAAAACAGAATTTGAAGCTATGGTTAAAGAATTTTTAGGAAAGAAGGTTGAATAATGGCAACAGGTAACTGGGATGAAAAAAACAAGCCAACTATACCAGGGTGGTATAACAGATTTAAGAATAAAGCACAAGAAAGAATTGGCACAGGTATTCATGGTATTTTAGCTATGCCAATTAAAGCTAACTGGGGACCGGTTAATACTGTTACAGCTATAACTGTAACATCAACGGCAGAAAATACATTAAAGAAAACCTTTGGAGAAGATCCTAATTATACTGCATATAGATTAGGAAAATTAGCTTTACTTGGGCAACCTAAAGCAGTTTTATTTTATAGAGTTGTAGATGGATCACAAAAAACTGCTACTTTAACTCTTAAGAATAATGCATCAACACCTGTAGATGTAATTAAACTTGAGACTAAGTATCCAACTACAAGAAAGTTCAATGTTACTATTCGAAATAATATAGCTGATTCATCTAAAGTAGATTTTATATTGTATGAAGGAGCAACTCAATTATTTTCTATGAGTGCTATAAGCGGAGATATAGATGATATAATTTCAGCTATTAATTCAAATGTAGAAAATGAATATCTTATTGCAACTAAGATTCCAGGAGCCACAGGAACAATAGGTAATGTAGTAAATCAAGCTTTAACAGGTGGAAATGATGGTACAGCCGGAATAACAAATGAGCATTATTTAGATGCAATGAGTGCATTTGAAGGCTATGGTATGGATGGATTCACACTAGATGGAATTTCAGATCAGTCACTTCAAGCAAGTGTAAAGGCTTGGGTAATTAAAAATAAAGAAGAAGGAACAAATATAATCGCTTTTGTAGGTGGGCCACAAAGCAATTATTCATTAGAACAGGCTAACAGCAGGTCAAAAGAATTTAATCATGAAGATATAGTCAATGTTTTTGCTACAAGTGCTACTTATGATGGAAATACATATACAAGTTCAGAGGTAGCTGTTTATATAGCAGCATTAGCAACAGCGGCAGGATTAAAAGACAGTATATGTAATGCGGTTACTATCTTTGATGATATACAGCCTAGACTTAATAAAACAGATACTGCAGCAGCACTAGCAGCTGGAACGCTAGTATTAGCTAAAGATGCTGACAATGTCATTGTGGTTGACGATGTTAATACCTTTAAGAATTATACAGATGATAAGACAGAGGTATTTGGAAGTATAAGAGCAATAAAGTTTATGAATGCTGTAGATGGCGATACATCACTCAAGAGAAAAGATTTCGTAGGAAAAGTTACTAATGATGATACAGGTAGAACATTAATAATCATAGCTTTAAAGCAATATTTTGAGACTTTAGTTGCAGCAGGTGTAATTAAAGATGATTTTACAGTTGAGATTGATACGGAATTACAAGCAAATGCCAAGTCAGATGAATTCTTTTGGAAATGGGATGCTACTTATCTTGATGTTATTAAAAGAGTTTATGGTACTGGAAATGTTACGAAATAGGAAAGGCAAGGTGATATAAATGAATGATGTATTAGATGCGAGCAGAGTTTGCTCTGGAACTTATGGCAAAATTTATCTTGATGGTAAATGGCATAACAACGTTAGTGAATGTACTGCTGATGTTGAAACAGATATGAAATCAATTATTACATGTGGAAGTGAATGGGAAGATAATAAAGCTGGAGCTAAAAAAGGTTCAGGAACTATAAAAGGTTATAAAGTTACATCAGACATGATTAAGCAGGGCTTTAAGAAGTTTGAATTACTTGCAGAGTTAGATGATCCAGAAGCTTACGGAGCTGAAAGAATTAGATTAAAAAATTGTAAAGCTAGTAAAGTTAGTTTAGTTAACTTTAAAGCTGGTGATATCTGTGAAACAGAAACACCATTTGTATTTAGTGGATACGAGCTTGTAGATCCAATAGAAGCTGAATAAAATATAAGGCCAAGCAAGGGGCATTGTACCTTGCAATTATTATATATTTAATTTTTAGGAGGAATTTTATTATGAAGAAGAATGAAAAAGACGAAGTATTAGCAATGAAGGAAGAGGATATATTAGCAAAGTTGCTTGAGACACATGACGTTCCTACAGCTAATATCCAAGTGCCAAGATTAGGAATAGCAATTGACTTAAAAGGACTAACTGAAAAAGAAATTAGCGGAATAAGAGAAGAATGTACAACTAGAAGAAAAATAAATGGGAAAATTGAAACAAAATTAAATAATGCTGATTTTGATGCTGCACTTATTATAGGGGCTACAACTAACTTCAATTGGAATAATCCAAAGTTAATAGAGCCACTTAAGCTTAGTGATGGTAAAGCATATATAAGAAAAAAACTTTTAGCAGGTGAAATATCATTCTTGGCCAATAAAGTGTTGGAGCTAAGTGGATTTAATGATGAATTAGAGGAAAAAGAAGATATAAAAAACTAATAAGTTGGGGCGGAGATATAACTGCACTGTATAATTTATTCTCAATGCATAATATCTGTCCTGACGAATTTTATGGAGTAGAAAGAAATGATATGGCTAGGAGATTAATCTTAGCTTTTTCTTCGTATGAGGTAGAGCAAAACAATAAAAGAGCTACCTCAAAAGCTGGGAGGTGATAATTCTGGCTAATAAAGAAGTATACAGGCTTGATATAAAAGTCGGAGTTTCAGGAGATTCGGAATCAAAAAGTAAACTTACTGCAGTTGAAAAAATGACTCAACAAATAGAGAAGAAAGCAAAGGCGTTAAGTAAAATAACTGCTAATGCTACTGCAAAGCTTAAAGACGAGGCATCAAGTAAAATAGAAAAGTTAGAATCGAAGGTTAACAAATTAAAAAGCACTAGTATGACTTTAACAGCAAAAATCAAGGATGAAGCTTCATCAACAGTAGATAAAATACAAAGCAAAACAAAAAAGATAAAGCAGGTAAATGTAGTAGTTAAAGCTAAAGATGAAGCCAGTAAAGTTATAACTGGAATTGAGAATAAAATTAACGGATGGATTAAGACAGGAGCTAAAAAGGTAATATCTATTGGAACTGCAGGTGTAATAGCAGCAGGGGGAATAGGTCTTGGCACATCGATAAAAACTTACTCAGAATATGAAAAAGGATTATCGAATGTTAAGGCGGTAACCAATGCAACTAATTCACAGATGGAGCAGTTAGATGCTGCAGCTAAGAAGTTTGGTTCTACAACTGCATGGAGTGCTAGACATGTTACACAAGCTGAAGAATTATTGGGACAAGCGGGATTTAGTGTTAATGAAACAATAAGTGCATTGCCAGGTTTATTAAATCTTGCAAGTGCAGGAGATCTTGATTTAGCATCAGCTACAGATATAGCATCAGGAACGTTGAGAGCTTTTAATATAAATGCTAGTCAATCAGGTCATGTAGCAGATGTATTAGCTTTATCAGCCAGTGCTACAAACTCGGATGTATCAGATCTTGGTGAGACGATGAAATATGTAGCTCCAGTTTCACAGGCGTTAGGAATAAGCCTTGAGGATACTGCTGCAGCTGCAGGTTTATTGAGTAACGCAAACATTAAGGGAAGCCAAGCTGGAACTGTTTTAAGGCAAACAATGGCTAGGCTTGCAAGTCCGACTAAAGATGCAGCAGATATGATGTCAATGTATGGAATTAATGCTTTTGATGCACATGGTAATATGAAACCTTTAAGCGATGTTGTAGATAACTTAAATGGTTCATTAGGAAAGCTAACAAGTCAAAAGAGAGCAGATGTAATAAGTACAATATTTGGTACAGAATCTATGTCTGGAGTACTTGCATTAATGAATCAAGGAGGTAAGAGCGTTAGTGAATTAAGTAGGCAGCTTAAAGATGCCAATGGAGCTGCACAGAAAATGTCCGATACAAAACTTGATAATTTGCAAGGACAATGGATTAAGCTTAAAGCAGCGGTTGAACATATGCAAATTACTTTAGGTGAGAAATTAGCACCATATGCAAAGCAATTTGTAACATGGTTAACTGGTAAAATGCCAACAATTACAGATAAGATTGTTGAAATGGTCGATTATGTAAGTAAACATACTGAAGAAATTAAATCACTAGCAGAAATAGTAATAGGGTTAGGTGCTGCATTTACAGCTTTGAGCGTAGCTGGGAAAATAGGTAATACAATTTCAGGAATTAGTAGTTTAGTAGGAATATTTAAAGGCGCTAAGATATCTACAGAAATAGCTGAAGCAGCAGGAGAAATTTCAAAATTAGGTGTAGTAGGCAAGTTATTACCTGCAATATTTACTCCAGCAGGTCTTGCAATAGCTGCATCGGTTGCACTTATTGGGACAGCAACAGTTGCGCAAAGCAATCTTATGAAGAAGAGTGTTACAACCACTACAGAAGAATTAGGGCCTATGGAAAAAGTAATGAATGCATTAAACGGCCATATAAACAAGTCAAAGAAAGAGATGGTTGAAGCAGGTCTTATTTATGATGATTTTGGAGAAGGCATTTCAGATAGTTTTAAAAAAGGTGCTCAAGATGCATCAAAGAGTTTATTAGGAATTGAAATGGATATAAATAGGTTAACTAATAGCGGGAATATGGATGAATCTAGCCTTAATAAGTTAAAGAACTATGTAAATGATTATGCATATGAAAGTATTAATGCAATGAAAGATCAGAAATCTAAAATTCAGGGTGAATTCCAGAAAACTTTCAGTATAGATGGAGTTACAAGTGATACTGAACAAAAAGTGATGGATTCTTTAAATACTTATTTTGAGACAGGTATAAATAAAGAACTTGATATAAGAGATGGCATTTATCAATTTGCAAGTGATAAAATAAAAGAACATGGAACGCTTTTGGATGAAGATCTTAAAGAAATACAAGACAGATTAGCTAAAGCGAAAGCTCTTGAGTTAGAATACACTAAAGCACAAAATGCTTATGATGCGGAATATTCGAAGAATCAATTTACAAATGATGCAAGCAGGGTAACTGGCATAGATGGTGCGAGTGAATTATTGCAGAATAGAGCGAAAGACCACCAAGATTCCTTAGATAAAATAGAAAATAATTATCAAGGTACATTAGCTTATTATGATTCGTTGTTATCAAATACAGATTTATCAGATCAGCAAAGAGAAGATTTTCAAAAAGGCAAAGATGAGGCAGGCAAAGCAAGAGACGAAGCACTAAAGAAAGCACAACTTGATTGGAAATCAGATCTTGAAACATTGTATAAAGCATATCCACAGGCACAAGGAATGTTTAATGAAAAAACTGGAGCTAAGTTTAGTGATGAAGATATAGTCGCACATAAGGGTACAGATTACTTAAAAAGCCATTTCCAAAACTTGGACCAAGTTACTCAAGAAGGTTGGTATAGGATTAAGAATACTACAAGTGGGGAAATGGAAGATATTTATGCTACAGTTGATAAAGATACTGGAGAAATCAATGGAGCATGGAGTAAAACTGCTGGATGGTCTGGTGGATATACTGATGAGCTGAAGCAAAAAGTAAAAGAGCTTGGGGAAACACATGAGTCAGAGAGAGTAAGAATACAAAATTCGTTAAGCACACTTACTGGTAGTACATTAGATTCTAATAATCAAGTAATTAGCTCAACGGGAGATGTGATTGGCCAATTAAAAGGTGTTCAAGGCGCTACAGATGGAGCAATTACAGGAATAATAGATATAAATGGAACACACATGCAGATAACTTCCAATGCCTCAGGGCAAATAACAACTATGCAACAATATAAAGGATCAATAGATGATATTCCTCCTGATGCAGATGTTCATATTAATAGCAATGCTAGTAATACTATATCAGATATGCAAAAGGTAAAAGAAGAAGTTAATAGTGTTGATGGTAAGGCTGCAACAGTAACTATAAATACCGTATTTTCAGGTGTAGCAACTAGTCTTGGTCAAGTATTAGGAAATGGTGCAGTAAATGCAGCATCAGAAGTTATAAAGAATATACCACAACATTATAATGGTACAGATAATGCAGAATCCGGAATAAATTCGGTTGGAGAACGTGGAATGGAACTAGTATTAGGAAGAAGGCTCTATAATTTCAAAGGTGGAGAAAAAGTCTTAAATAATAGTCAAACTGTCAATTTATTAAAAGCCAGAAATAAACAAGATAATGAACCATTTCAAGTTAAGCAAGGACAATATAAGTTAGCTCAACCACAACAAGTACAAGTTGTCGGCGGAAATGGAAATTCTATTCAAGTTGATGTACAAGTTAATAGTGGAAATCAAGATGTTGAAAAATTAATTGTAGAAGTAACATATGAAGTGGGGAGAAAACTTAAAGAAGCTTTGATAAACATTAAAAAGTAAATGAATTCATGGTATACTTTGGCATAAGGGAGGGAGTATCTACAGTAAATGAAAGACAATAGGAATTATCTGATAGAACAATACCTATAATCGTACAGTACAATGATAATCCAGTAGTTAACTTAGAAAAAAGAACTAAGATTAAAAATCATATGAATTCTGTGTCAGAAATGAAGGCAGATGCAAGAAGAGAAGTTGCAAACCAAATATCACAATAAAAAGTGAAGGTATATCAACCCCAACTAGCAGTTGCAGGTAGTAGTAATAGATTTAGTTTTAATATGGGAGGAATAAACATAAATAATATGCCAGATAAAGCAGCTATTGTCAAACAGGCAACTCAAGAATTCGCTAAGAAGTTTATGGAAGTATTGAATAATCAAGCATGGATGTTATAATATGGTACAAGGGGGAGCAATAATGATAAAAAAAATATTGGGTATATTTAGTATTGTACTTATAACATGTTTTCTAATAAGTTGTGGTGCACCTAAATTATTAGATAAAACTGAAGAGGCAAATAATTATGAAATGCAAAATGGGAAATGGAATTCAAAATATACTTATGTAAAAGATTGTAACGTTAAATTTATAACTTCAAATTACAGATACGATAATGATATGTATGCTGATAAATTAACTATGTATGTTGAAGAAAATAATAATCTTGGTAAAGGGTATTTTGTTAAAATAATAGATAGTAATGATAATATTAAATCTAAACTAGGAGAATCTATAAAAACCGGCGATGAAATAAAAATATCAAAGGCTGAAGTTGAACCTAATTCTTTAAATAAATATCCTGATAATGTATTATTATTAGCGACTGAATCGAATATAGAATTATTGAAAGAAAAGGAATCGAGCGTTTCAACAGACACTAATAATGATAACACTTCGTTAAACTATACTCTTGAGTTTGGAACATTAGTAGATGCCACTGTGAACAATAATGTATTAATAATTAAAGCTAAGATAAAACCTAGCGTTAGCAATAAAACTACAATTGACCAGAATGGATTTAATGTTGGGGACTTAATAGTAAATCAAGGTGCGAGCCAATTTGATGAAATACAATACTGGGCTGTAGCTGATATGGAAGATGGATCAGAAGGCAAAGTAATTTCTTTTACATTAAATAAAGAACTAATAAAATTAGTGAAAAAACAGACTATACTTGGTAATCAAATAGTGGATAAGGCTAGTAATGTATGGATATTGCCAAGCCTAAAAAATTAAATTTAAAGATAAAGAAAGCATTTAGGAAAACTAGGTGCTTTTTCTTATGCTTAAAATAATGGAAAGGACTATACACAAGGTAGAGGAGCTGGTTAATTGGATGTATATTTAAAGGATGAATCAAAAAATTATACTTTGCAGTTTCCTGTTAATCCACTAGATAAGTTATCTAATCCTAAAGAGAAAAAATATATAACTGCAGATATTATAGATTTTGGAGAAGTTGATATTTCTCAAAAGGGAAGCAAAATAAGAGAAGTAAGTTTTAATTCATTATTCCCAAAAGAATATGATTCCTATTGTAGATATGTTCCGAATATGCTGCCTATTGATTATGTTAATACAATTCAGTTTTGGATAGATGCAGATGTACCAGTTAGGCTTATAATAACAGATTTAAATATAAATGAATTAGTTAATATAAGTAAGTTTGAAACAGAAGTACGAGGTGGAGAGGTAGATGCTATTTACTTTAGTATTACTTTCAGGACTTATAGGGAATTGAAAATTGAAACAGTAAACAATTCTTCGAGTTCTTATTCAGGTGGGCTTCAGGATAATAGGGCAGATAATAGTTCAAGTCAATATGTAGATGGCGATGTGGTTAAAGTAACTGCAAGTGCATTGAATGTAAGAGATGGACCAGGAACTGATAATAATATTATTGGAGTTGCTTATAATGGGGAACAACTAATAATATTCAGACAGTATGGCAATTGGGCTGATACATACTGGGGAAATCATGGAGGTTTTGTATGTTTAGACTATGTAACAAAGGTGTGATTATATGGAACTTGTTTTAAAAAATAAATATAAAATACAAATATTAAGTGAGTCTGTAACACTTAAAGAAGCTATAGATGGAATAGCTTATACATTAAATATATCTCTCATAGAGACTCAAGAATTAGAAAGTATAGGTATTAATAAAGGTGATTCCATAGAGCTCTTTGATAATGAATTTGATAGTGGATCTTATACTCAAGTTTTTAACGGAATCATTTGGGAGATAAATAAAAATAAAAAATCTAAGAAAATCACAATAACAGGCAAAGAGAGAACAGTTGTTATTGAAGAGTCTGAGGATGAATACTTGTGGAGTGATGGACAGACAGCGTCACAAAGGACTAAGATAATTTGTGATGATTGGGGAATACCTATAGGTAATCTTATAGAAACTGGAACTGGATTAGCTAAAGATAAAAGAAAAGAGTCTTTGTATGGAATGATAAAGAAAGACTTGAAAGAGACTGCTCAAAAAGGTGGAGATCTTTATAAACTAAGAATGAATACTAGCTTAGATATAATTAAGCTTGGATCAAATGAAACTATTTATAAATTAGATAATATCATTGAAGAGTTAGAAGAAAAAGACAGCTTAGATGGTGCGGTAACTCAAGTTAAAGTGCTTGGAAAAGAAGATACAAAGAAAAAAGGTAGAAAAAGTAAGTCTGATAGTTCTAGTAGTTCAGATGAGAAGGAGCTTGTATTGTCTCCGATTATAGGAGTATTTAAAAAAGATACCGAAACTTATGGAACATTACAAAAAATAGTAGATGATGATAAAGTAGACGATTATGCTAAAGCACAAGCTAAAGCTGATTGTCTTTTTTCGTCTGGTGAATCAAGCAAAACAGTTACTTGCTGTAAAGATATAAATATTTTAAGAAGTGGAGATAAAGTCAGCATTTATGATGAAGAAGTTATTATAACTGATATAACTCATAATTTAGGTTCAGGAGGAAAAATGACTTTGACTGTTATGAAAATTGATGATGTAAGGAGGAAATTCTATAGTGAGTAACAATGATGGAGATGTATTTAATGAAATTAAAAGAATAATGGATAGTAACACACATGGAGCAATTAAAGGAGTTATAGAAGGAACTGGACTCACTTTAGGAAGTATAACGGAAACTGGCCTTAAGCTAGACAATTTTAAACATGAATTTACGGATTACATGGTCTTAGATTATTTAAAATCGGAAGATAACTATTCCACAGAATCAGCAGGTGATCCAAGTCATTCTCATGAAATTAAAACACCTAGTAATCTTAGAAGATTAAATATAGGAGATAAAGTTTTAGTTGCTCAGTTTGGAGCTGATAATGTGGTTATAGGAAGGGTGGTTTCAAATGGCTGATTTGTTTCCAAGTGGAAGTTTAGAGTCAACTAACTTAGGTAATGCTTCATTGACTACTGGATTCAAAGGATCATATGCGATTAATTTTGATACTATGGAATTTATTAAAAATCCTGATGGGACAATAAAGATACTTGATGCCTATGAAACTTATATTCAATGGTGTCAGTTAGCTATGATGACTGCTAGATATAGGTATAGAGCTTACACAAGTAAGTTCGGTAGAGACATTATAGGTAAAATGATAGATCAAAAAGCCATGGAATTAGAAATTAAAAGAGTTACTACAGAGACACTAATGGTTCATCCAATGACTGCAAGTATAGATAATTTTGTATTTATATGGGAAAATGGTGAAGTTTATTATACCTACGAAGTCACAGCTACAAGTGGGCAAAGTAAAGTTCTTTCAAATTCAGAAAAAGTGGGGTGATTAAATGGGGGATTTAATTCTTCCAGATTTTATAATAGAAAGTGCAGATGATATTCATGCTAGGATGATTGCTGAAGCGCCAGAGAATATTTCAACTATTGAAGGTGATATGTTTTGGAATTCAACAAGTCCATCAGCTAAGGAAATAGCAAGAGCTAAAAATATAGCACTTAAGAAAATTTTATATTCAAGGTTTCCACAAACAGCTAATGATGATGACTTGGATTATTGTGGTGAAGAATCAGGGGTTAAAAGAAATGATGCTGATTATGCAATACAAAAGATGTTATTTATAGGATTGGAAGGGACTCCGATAGAAAAAGGTAGAATAGTTTGCACAGAAGCTACAGAAGAAAATGCATCAATTGAGTTTAGTATTTTAGATACAGTTACTATAGATTCAAGTGGTGAAGCTACTGTGAATGCAAAATGTACAATAGCAGGCACTATAGGAAATGTAGCTATAGGAGAAGTTAAAATATTGGCTAAATCTCTAAACGGAATTTCTAGTGCTTCAAATATAGAAATAATTCAAAAGGGTGTTGATAAAGAAGCAAATGAAAGCTATAGGCAAAGGATATTAGAAAAAGATAGAAAGCCAATAACTAGCGGCAATAAATATCATTATGAGATGTGGGCTAAAGAAGTTGATGGAGTTGGAGCTGCTAAATGTATTCCTGCTCCTGGTAATGTAAAAGTAATAATTACAGATGTAAATAAACATGCAGCTACAGCCGAACTTATTCAAAAAGTTTATGATTATATAGATTCTGTAAGACCAATTTTGGCAGGCACATTAACTGTCGTAAGTGCAGTTGAAAAGGCTATTAATGTGATAGCTAATGTACAATTAGTAAAAGGATATAATTTAGGTACTGCTCAGAAAGAATTTGGCGATTCACTTGATAATTATTTAAAAGAAATTCCTTTTGATTCTACTAACACTGCTAATAACTATGTAAGCATAGCAAAGGCAGGAAATTTGCTTTTTAGTGTAACTGGTGTAGTAGATCATGCTGATTTAAAAATTAATGGATTAATATCTAATATAAGTCTTACAGATGAAGAAATTGCGGTTCTTGGAACTGTAAATTTAGGGGTGATGTAGTTGGATGTAAGTAAATTTAATGAAAAGCTTAATAAAGTTGATGGTCATACTTATGTTATAGAAGAAACTGTTTATCCTGTAAGTGGAGTATACGAAAAAGAACTTGAACATGATAATGTAAATATCACAACCCTTAATGTATATACTGGAAGCAAGTTGACAGGAGATAAAATTGATTCTTACTCAACTTCAACGCCAAGTATGACTCCTTGGAAAACTATAATAAGGATATTTAGTAGCATATCACCTTTATATATAAGTTATGAGACTTCAGGAGATCAAATAGAGGCAGAAGATATAAACAATCTTCAAGATGCAGTCGTTGGAACTCAAGAAAATCTTAATAATGAAATTAATAGAGCTACTAATGCTGAAAAAGTACTAACTGACAATTTAAATACAGAAATATCAAGGGCGAAAAGTTCAGAAAATACATTAACAAATAACTTAAATTCTGAGGTAGCGAGAGCAAAGAGTGCTGAATCCATCTTAACAACTAATCTAGATTCGGAGATAAACAGAGCTAAAGCTAAAGAAAGCTCTATAGATGCAGAATTATCTAATAGATATACAAAAGATAAAGTTTATACAAAGGATGAAGTGTTACAAAAGATATCAGAATTAATAAATAACGCGCCTAATGTTTTAGATACATTTAAAGAAATTGCAGATGCACTTGGAAATGATCCTAATTTTGCTACGACTATGACTACAATGTTAGCTGGTAAAGTTGATAAAGTTTCAGGAAAGGGACTTAGCACCAATGATTATACAGATACAGAAAAAGCAAATTTAGCAGATACAAATAATAAGAAGCATGAGCATGGAAATAAATCTGTAATAGATGGAATAACAGCCACATTAATTGGATATTGGAATGCTGCTTACACCCACATTAGTGACACCATTAAGCATATTACAAGTGATGAGAGAACCTTATGGAATACCGTGAGTAATAAGGTAGATAAAATAACGGGAAAAAGTTTATCTACAAATGATTTTGATAATAACTATAAAGGCAAAATTGATGGGATTAGCAGTAATGCTAACAAAGTTGAAGTAAGTACAACTAATGGAAATATAAAGATAGATGGCGCTGAAAAAACAGTTTACACACATCCAAGTGGAACTAATCCACATGGCACAACTAAAACTGATGTTGGATTGGGTAATGTAACTAATGACCCTCAAGTAAAAAGAAGTGAAATGGGAGCTGCTAATGGAGTAGCTACACTTGATAGCTCGGGTATTAATAATCAAGCTCCTAAGCCTCATACACATGATGATAGATATTATACAG